TAGCACCATCATTAGTGTCTACCACATCTCCCTCATGATACTTATCATACTCCGCATGAACATCTTTCAGATCTGCCTCACTGTACTCTAGCATACCATGATTAATATGTTCCTTATGATCCTTTGGATCTAAGTAAACTTCATGTTCTAAGTCGTGTTTGATGTCAGACATTGTAACTCCTTAATTACTATTGTATTTACTCAACATCACCTTGATAGTCTCTTATACATCTAAGGTGTGTTAGGGATTGACCTTTTTTAATATCCACACTATGGCAACAATCCTTTACCATATAGTGGCCAGATAGATAGGAATCTGTTCCTTCATTACTCTTAATTAACTTAAGATTAATGATTTCACCAGCTCCTACTTCCATATTATAAGGTATAGTCACTCTAAGTGACTTGGATGTTAAAGATTTGTGACGAATTTTATTTTGATCTACTATTTTATGTGGGTTATATTCTCCTGTAGGATTTTCACCATCTTTTATTTCATCACTTTGAGTACCATCTACAATAACTTGTACTTTTTTAAGTGGCGCCTTTTCTTCTATACTAAAATTGGAATTTACCTTTAATTCATCTTCCGTACCCAAATGCGATTGTTTTGGAGAAATTTGAGATTTGGATTTATTGATTGTTTCTGATTTATCTAAGGTATGAATATTATAATTTATTGTTTGAGAACCAAACTGACCATCTTGTATAGATTCAATTATATCTTCTTCCTTCTCAAAGAAAATATTATAAGCATTAAAATTCTCATCTATTCCAGGATCAACTACTTCATTTTGTGTAAATGTTAAAACATCACTTTCATTAGAAGAAATCATAGTATCCAGACTCTTAAAATTAAATTTACTACCCAATCTATAACTTTGCCAGAAACAATAACCAACTCGTTCAGTACCAGAACCATCTTCACTCATAGATTTAGAGATAGATCTATTAGCTAGCCAATTAATAGTTCTTGCAGGTCTCCAATTATTACCATAAAATCCATAAGAATTGGCAGTCTGTTCAATATCAAGTTCAGATGCTTTCAAGTGAGTTTTACAAATCTTTTCCACATGACTGGATATATTGCCACTATTATCATATTTTTCATAACATCTTTGCGTTTCATTATTAACAATATGTTCTGTCTGTAGTGTAACACTAACAATATTACCTACAGAATCACTATCAGTTTGAACAAACTTAGTTATGAATAAATCATCATATGCAATATTACCTGTAGGATGTTCAATCAAAAGTGATGCTCTCTCAGTTCCTCTTAATTTTAAATTAGAAAATACACCTTCAGTAGCAACGAATCTAATATCTATATGAAAGAATGGTTCATAAAGACACTCATAACAATTAACATCAAGAATAGTTATAATATCCTTTCCAACCATAGAAACTTCATTTCCAATACCTTCTATGGAAAAATTTCTTATTATAGTATTTTTAAGATAAGTTGAAGACATTATTCTATGGCGTATCGGTAATAATAATAAAAGTTCTAATATTATCTGTATGAGTATCTAGTCCATCACTAAATGAAGAAAAATTAGGTAGATCGATCTTAAGATTTTCTGATTCAATTGGATAGAATATATTTGGATTACTAAATGAAGATTTAATGAAGTTTCGTTCCACAAGTTCTGGACTAAGGTTATGTTTTTGCAATGCTAAATCTGCAATCTTATCAGTTAAAATCTTATAATTGTCACCATTGGGATCAAGTTGTGATCTAGTAAGTACCAATTCATCTATTTCTTTATCAAGATTTTTCTCTATAACTTCGGTCATAAATTCATATCCTTTTCCTGGTTTATATACCCAAGGATTTGTATCATTCTCCTTCCTCACCATATTAATACTATCCTTATGACCATCCAGAGTACCATCAGCCACTGAATTGTTCATAATATCATTAGCAATCAATGCTCCAACAAGAGCCTGTGGATTAGATAATGTTGCAGGATTTAAAAATCTTGTAGCTTTAATACCTTCTTTTATTGTTCTTACACTCTTCCTATCACTCAAATCCGAAATAAAATTCTTTATCCTCTGATTAGTAGGAGTAATATTTTTAATAGTACGAGTTGATGATGGAAGTTTTTGAGTCCTTGTTGATGATCCTGGAAGTTTATTTATTGATGATCCTGGAAGTTTAGTAGTCGTTGGTGTAATCTTTAAAGATGACGTTGGTGGAAGTTTTGGAGTCTTTGGTGGAAGTTTTGGAGTCTTTGTTGATGATCCTGGAAGTTTAGGAGTCTTTGATATTGGTGTTCTTCTAAAATTTGGAGGAAAAAATGGAGGAGATGTTGTTGATACTGGTGGTATTGGTGGGGCACCAATAAGAAATGCTGGATCATCGTCATCATCAGTACCAGATCCAAGAATAGCTCCTGCAGAACCCAACAAAGTAGGTATAGTTGGTATTATTCTTCTCAATCTCCTCTTCTTATTGGCAATAATATCAATATCTCTTTTAAAAACTTTATTATTACGTTTTAAAAGTAAAACAAGAGCAAGAGTTTTTGACCTAATATTTGTTAGGGACTTTAATACTTCTGTTTCCATTAGGCTATACTATCTCCTTTAGCCAAACGTTCATATCCAGAATGTGTTATCCTTGGAAGTTCAGCCACAATTTTTGTTGATTCATTAACTCCAGTCATAGTTGGAGTATCACCGTCAACTAAACTTTTAGCTGTTCTCAAATCAATAACAGTGGTACTATTATCTGAAGATCCTACAGGAAAAGTTGTTCGTATTCCAGAAATATCAAATGGAACAGTAGTACCAACATTTGACTGATTACCCATTACATTAGAATTCGTAGTATCACTTACACCTTTTAAATTATTATTTTCTTTACTTACAGTCTGATTATCATCTGTTTTTTTATTTGGTATAATTTGTGGTACAAATGTTTCAAATATACCTAGTTTATTCGCACCCATCAATCCAGCAACACCACCAATCATACCAACAATTTGTTGCATTGCAGGCCCATATGGAGGAGGAATTGCCAAAAATGGTGATCCAGTAACCAATCCTATCTTGTAACCAGCCCACCAACCAACGGTACTATCCGCTATTGCACCAACATCTTGTTGCCATTGTGGTTCACCTGAACTATCAGTATTAGAAAGCAGTGCAATAATTTCCATCACTGCACCCAATGCAGTAGCCTCTGCAATAGCTGCAGCAGTAGTACCAATTTTACGGGTAACAGGTTCTATTTGAGATCTAAGAATATTCTTTTTCTTTTT